GACCCAATGACCGGGTTGAAAACCAAGGTAGCGGCAATTTGCGAAGCGATTTTGGCGAACAGGTTCAAAAGGGTCTGCCCACAATCAGCAAATTTTTTATTGGCGCCAGTGATGATGTTTTCAAAGGTGCTGGCAAACGTGTTCTGGATTTCCCGCGCCGCATTGTCCCAAATCTTCTGCATTTGGTTATCGGCCTGTTCTTGCTTGGCAAGATTGTCCGAGGCCTCCTTTGCCCGGCGCGTTGCGCTTTCAAATGCATCGACCAACGCGTCAATGTCGTCGTCGGACTTTTTAGCGCTATCGTCCAGCCCTTTATTGAGCTTGTCCAAATTATCGCGGAAGGATTGAACGGCGTCTTGGATCGCCATTTCATCCTTGAATTTCTTAAGTGCGTCTTTGCCCTTGAGGGTCGCTTGAGTTTCCGCCTCAATGTTTTTGATCTCGTCGACCTTGTCCTCCATGGAATCAGCCGCCGCATCGCGGGCTTCCTGTTGCGCCGAGGCTTGGTCTTGGTAGGCCTTGGTCAGAAGGGCGACGAATTGGGCAGCTTGCTCATGGTTCTGGGCGTTCGCAATCACCAGTCTCGACAAATCAGCGATGCCAGGCGCGTAGCTTTTGGCCAGCACGTCATTGCCATCGGCCATGGCTTTCGCTTGGGCCTCAAGTTTGCTTTTAAGATCGTCGACTGCAGTATCGGCCAACTTGCCATTATCGGTCATCGCCTCAAGCGACAGGGATGCATTTTTGATCGCGCCATCCCATTGGTGGCCGATAATATCCGAGGCAGCACCGCCTTTGTCAGCCAGCCGGTCAAACTGGTCAGACATGGTTTCCAACTCTTTTTCGTAGTCTTTGACCTGTTGCGGCTTGAGGGCCAATTCCAGCTTCTTAGCCTCGGCTGCCGCATCACCGGCAGCATTGACCTTGACCCCAAAACTAGGATCGCTCGGATCATGGACAACGGCTTGGGCCTTGGCGCGGGCCTCTAGCCTGGCGCGTTCAATTTCCATTTTTTGCGGGTCGCCAGCGTATTGCTGGAGTTGCTTTAGAATAGCAATGCGCTGTTCGACCGGGTGAATAAGTTGCTCGTCAACGGTCTTGCCAGCGGCTTCCGCCTGTTGGCGCTCGCGCGCGGCTTTAGCTGCCGCATCTTGGGCATCTTTTAAACCCATCAAGATTTTGATTGTGTCCTGCAAAACCTCAATGTTGTTTTGAATAATGTCTTTTTGGCCTTGGCCAACACCAATTTCTCCGCCTATCTCATTGACGTGATCTTGAATTTCCTTAGCGTCGGATAGTTTTTTGGTTATTGCCGCAATTTGCTCATCCACCGTTGGATCAAGGGATGCTTTGCCAATATTGTCAAAAAAGTTTGAAGATGTTCTTTTGATCCACTCTAGGGTATTCCCAAACCAATTTAGCTTTGTATTGGCCGTGTCGACCCGCTGCCCGAATGCGTCCAGCGCCAAGCCAGCCGCCGCCGCAAGATTGCCTTGTTCCTTGAAGGCAAGAATGGAAGCCTGTTGCGATTGGGTAAGGAAATTGAATTTCTTGTCCAATTCTTCGATGCCGTTAAAAGACGAGAAGGTCTTGGCCATCTCGGCCCCAACCTTTTCCGCGTCCTCGCCCGTCGCCTTGGCAAATTGCGCCGATAGGGAAATCAGCCTGCCGTATAGATCCCCTCCGATTTTGCCAGTGGCAGTGAATTCGCTCTCCATCCCCCGGATCGTCTTAACCGATAGATCGGTCGAGGATGAAAGGCTTTGGGCCAAGGTTTCCATTTGACCGCGCGTGACGCCTGCTGCATCCCCGGTCAGAGCAATAGCGTTCTGAATTTCCCGCTGGCTGGCTGCCGTTTGTGCGGTCGCCACGGCATAGGCCACAAAGGCACCGGTCGCGGCGGCAATGCTCAAAGTCAGGGGGTTGGTTAAGGCAGCAACAATTGCCTGTGCGCCATATAAGGCTTGCAATTCAATCGTGGCCGATCCGACTGCGCGCCGGTAGTTGCCGGACAGCATTTCATGGACCAGAACCAAGGCCTCGCGCATTGCAGTTGACGATGACCCGACCCGGCCATGAGCTTGAGATAAGGCTTCTGCCGCAGGCGTGGCCTCTGCGCTGGCTTGCGCTGTAGTTTTGATTGCAGCACTTAGGGTGCTGGCTTGAGCCGCAGCCTTTTCAGCCGCATCATTCACCTTGTTGACCGAGGCAGAAACTTTGCTTAATTGCTCCGAGGACAGCCCCGCCGCATCCCGCATGGCGCTCATCCCGGTCCCAAGCATACCCATCTTGGCCGCGGCGGCTTCTGCGCGTCCTATAATGTCGTCGAGGGATCGAATGACAAGAGCAGCGCCGGTTTGAGCCGGCGCCGCATCAATGCCAAGCGATAAGGATACAGTTTCTGACATGGCGCTCCCAACCGCGCCATGCGCGGCCCGCTATCTCATAGCCATCACAAAAATGAAGATTGCTGCCAGGAGCAGAATTAGGCCCCAGGGCAAGCCTTGGACCGTCACAACTGGTTCTGCATAGGCGATATGGTTCGATATCCCTAATCGCCTTCTTAGTGCGTCCGGGTTGGCCTCATATTCAGCCGCCATGGCGTTTCGTGCCGCATCAACATGCGATAAGAAAAGATAGGTGTCTTGGGGCGACAATTCCTGCACTAGAACTTTGATTTTGATTTCAAAATCCCGCTGTATCGGAAAAGCCGCTCCATGACGGGCAGCAGGGAGGAGATCACGATAGTAATTTTCAACAATCGTGGTCGCAGCGTCAGCTAGGCGGTTTGTCCCGCTTTCGCTGCTCCTCCCGCTCTCGCTGGCATGTGCTGCATTCTTCAATGAAGGCCCGATCAATCACTTGGATGATGAACCAGAAATCCTCAAAGGCTTGACCGGTGATTTCATGCCGGATGGCATAACGATCAACGGCGGTCCAAGGGATAGCGGTTAAGCCACCCATCCCGCTACCGGGACGAGTGGTACCAAGTGTAATCCAAGCTTTCCAGAACACAAGCAAATGATCGGGAATTACAGGCCGCGTTTGCAGCGCCTGGGGGACCAAACCGTCATCCAACATTCCAAGAAGGAGGTCGAGTTCGCTCCCCCATCGCGCTTGCCAGCGCGCGGCCTCGGTTAGTTTCCCGCGGCTTCTTGAACCGCCTCTTGCCGGAAGGTTTCAGCTTCCATAGCGACCGCGATGACCTGCAAGCGGAACCGCTTGAGGTCGGTCAGAAGCCGATAGGCATTTTCAAACGAATAAGGCAGATCGGTGCCGTCACGGTCTTTCAAGCCGGACCAATCGACAAGGACAGCTTCGGCCAGTGCCTTGTTAGTGATTTCTTCCTGCTTATCCTGCGGGACCGGACGGCCCGACTGGATAAAGGATTTGAAGGGCACATTGTATTTTTCAATGGCTTTTTGGTGGCGGGGATTGCGGACAGCGGCAATTTTGAACTTGCCAAGATCGCCCCAATCGACCCAGACGCCGTTGGTTTCCAAATCCTCATCGGTGCCAAAAGCGTCATAAATTGAAACGGGTTTATCAGTCATCGGGATTTCCTTTGTCGGGTTGTCGAGGTTATCGGGAAGGCGGCTGGATCGCCCCGACACGTCCAGCCGCCAAGAGGCTTTCGGCCCCTATCCGCCGTTTTAAACGCGGCGGATATCAGACCGGCTTATTAGGCCGGAATACGGTCGATCTGGATCATTGCGCCGCTGTTGGTATCAACAAGAGCGGTCGCAGTCAGGGCGAGCTTAACGTCGGTGTTGATTGTGCCTGCATTGACAGTGCAAGAGGTCAGGCGAACCGCCGGCAGAGACACCACATAGGCGTTGCCAGCCGTATCATTGACCGTGAAGGACAATGAGGTCAGGCCACCCGCCAGATAGATGTTATAAATCGTATTGTCGACGAAATAGGCTTCAAGCTGGACTTCCGCATGGAAGCGGCCTGTGCCGATGCCAACATTGCCCAAGGTGCCGACGCCCTTTTGCTCACGGAGATTGTTTTGAACCGTGATCGACAGCTTGGATGTCGGGGCCGAAATAGCGCCGCCGCCGAATTGTACGCGCGGGATATTCGATGCGGCGTTTAAGACCTGAGTGGTCGTGGCGGCTACATAGGCACCCGTCGAGGCCGATGTGGTCGTTTCGGTGTGGCTCAGACCTTTGAAATCCCATGTTGCGTCAATAATCGACCCCGGCGCGAGGTTCAACACCATCTTGTCCGGGCCATAGCCACGGAATTGGAAATATTGATTGACGGTAGTGTCTGTGTGCCAGCGTTCCAAAGTAAATGCGGTATAGGTGACGCCGTTGCGGACAAAATCACCAACCTGCACATAGATCGTCTTGCCGGTGCCTGCATCTACACCCCAGCCAGTCGGCAGATTATCCAGCGTCAGGGCATTGTTGGTGATTGCTGTGATGCGCGCATAGCCGTTATTAGCAGCCGTGGCAAACTGGTTGGCCGTCAGCGGCCCGCCAATTTTGATCCATTGATAAAGCTGCAAGCCCATCGTGGTAAAATTCAGGGTCGTCGAGGCAAGGCCCGAAGCGGTTGCCGTAATGTCGCCAGACGAGGACGTGAAGCCCCAAACGCGTAATTTCTTGGTCGCGGCCCCGCTTTCAATGACGAGCGGCGTGCCAGCGACAGTAATCGTCGTGCCGGTCGACGATGCAACCACATAAAGGCCGTTGTTGGCGGCATTGGTGAAACCCGTGCCGCGCACGATCATATTTGCAATGACCGCCGTGCCGCCTGATGCAACCGTATAAGCCGAGGTTCCCGCGACCGACACGTTTGAAAAATTGGTCGTTGCGGTCCAGCCGCTGGCTTGAAGGGACGCATACAGGAAGTCATCCCAAGTGCCGAAAGACAGTTCACCTGCGAGCGAACCGCCAGGTGAGGCATCAGTCAGGATTTGATCTGATACTTGGCGGTCAGCCCGGAACTCCTGGCTTTCCGTGAATTTCGCGCCGAACATGAGCGACTGCTGTTTCGGGCGAACGGTTTGGAAAGCCACGTTCGGGGTTGTGCCCGGCGTGGTTTCGATTGCATAACCGATTTTGATTTTGTCGACGACAGCGAAATTGCCAGCCATAATTAGCTCCATCTGTTGGGATTGCGCACGTCATCCGACGTTCGCGGTGCGGCCCCTGCTAAGGACCGTGTTGTGAACCTTCCCCGATTATCCGAGGTCGGTGTAATAGACCGTGACTTGTGCGGTGATGCGCCAGTAAGGCCCCGCTTTTGCGTCCACAATGTCGCCGGTCACGGGCCGCACTTGTGGAATTAACACATTGCCAGAAGTCCCCACGGCATATTGATTGCCGCGAAAAATGGAGGCTACTTGGTCAAAGATCGCCGAGGCAGTCGAGCGCCCCTGCGCTTGAGGCGCATTGCAATGAACGAGCATGATACCCACGCCCTTGAACCAATTCTGACCAGGCGTTCCCATGGATAACGGTTGTTCGCCGCTCCAGAAGATTTCCGGCATGATCCAAGGCCCGGCAGGCGGATAAGGCGCGGTATAGGTCGCATCATCCGGGTCAAAGTTGACATTTTCATAGGCGATTGGCGTCGGGATAGCCTGCCCCGGCCACGCGGCCTGTAGCGTTGAAATTAAAACCTGTTCCGCTGCTGAATATTGCATCACCAATCCCCACGCTGGTTGCCCGGCTCGGCGGATGATCCATAGGCGGCCTTGAGATACTCGCCGGTCACCAAGAACACGCCTTGAGGTGTCTTTGGTGAATAGCCACCTTCAATCCGGCCTGCGTACGGCGTGGATTCCGTGATGAATATCTTGGTATAGGCGGGCATTGCGCCAAGCTGTTGAATGGCCGTGATCGGCGGAATCGGTGAAACGCTTTCGGCATCCCGAATGGTTTGCGGACCAACGTCACCCGAGCCATCTTCTGCCCCGAATGAAATCCGCATCGATGAGCGATAGCGACCAGACAGAACCGGCGCACCATAAGGACTGACGCCCGGCGAGC